GATAGCCGGACCCCGATTTCTCGCGTTTTTAAGTCTAGGTTTTACAAAGGGTTAGCGGACACCAGAAGCCGCGCCCCTAAGAAGGGATGACAAAAAATGAAGCCGAAACAAAACAAGACCCAGGATATCCGGCTCAGCGGCCCGGATGTGCTCAGGATGCTCGGCCGCAGTCCTCAGGCAATCGTCCGCCGCAGGGCCACCGGCGATTGGGTGGCCCCCGGCCCGGATCGGGAATATTCCCTGGCCGAGATCATCGGCATCATTCCGGCGTTGTGGGATCGGCTGGGGGCGTTGCGGAAGGCCGCCGCCAAGTTCGCGGAACACCCAGGGCGCGCCAGTAAGACTGAGGCGCAACGTCAGCTTATCATCGAGAAGGTGTGCGCCGCGAAACGCGGGAACGAGATCGCGGCCGGCCGCATGGTGGACATGGAGGAGATCCGGCAATCGGATGAACGGCTGTTTGCGTTGCTCCGTGAACACGTTGCCGGAATCGCGCAGGCGGTTATACTCAAGCTGGCCCTGCCGGCCCCTGCGGCGAAGACTGTGAACGAGGAGGTATCGGCCGCACTCAAGAAGGTCAAAGAAGCAATGGAGAAATGACCCGTTTGGCTACAGAGATCTACTCCAGACCGCTCGACCTCTTACAAATCCAAGAGCCCCCTCCACCGCAGAATCTTTTCGTCGGCCTACCCCTCGGGGAAGAGGGTGAGACGTTCGATCTCGACCTTTCCCCCTGGACCGCTGCCGTGATGAACTGGTGGATCGATCCCAGTGTCGATTGGATCCACCTGATCCAAGGCAGTCAAACCAGCAAAACCACGACCATGATGGGCCTGCTGTTGTACTGCGCCAAGTTTGCGCCCGGCCCGGCGATGTGGATCGCGGCGGTGGAAGAGGAGGCGGAGAAGTTTGCAACGCAGCGGCTCAAGCCCTTCCTGGAAGCGGCCGATCCACTCACACAAACCCGGCGCAAGCGCGACTGGCGGGCCCATGACCTGCGGATCTACGGCCGGATGTTACTCCACATGGCCTGGGCAACGAGTGCTGCCAAGCTCCGCGGTTGGCCGTGCCAGTATCTCTTCGGTGATGAAGTGGGCATCTGGCCCGCGATCCTGGCCCGGATCGGCGATGTGCTCGAGTACGCCAAGAAGCGTACCCGGCGTTACCGCCTACGTCGTAAGGGGATTTTTGCGACCACCCCTAGTTCAGAGGAGCACCCTTCTTGGCAAGACGTTCGCTCCGGCAACTTCGCCCAATGGTGGGTGCCCTGCCCGGAGTGTGGCGAGTTCCAATTCCTGGACTTCGCCCGCGTAAAGTTCGCCCACTGCAAGCGGCCGGGGGGGACTGGCTTATCGGCCTGGGATCTCGAGCGCGTGGCCCGTGACTCCTACTACCAGTGCCCGGCCTGCAATGCAGAGGTTCGCGACGTGGACCGGGCGGCCATGATCCGGACGGGGCGGCTCCAGTTTGTTGACGTTGAGACCGGGGAGCCTTGTGAGTGTGACGCGGCCCGACGGACCTATACGCTCCACGTGCCCGCCACGTACTCACTGTTCACGCCGCTCGGGAGCCTGGCCGTGTCGTTTCTGTCCGCCAAGCATAAGGGAAAAGAGGCTTTGCGTGTATTCGTGACCGACGAACTGGCCAAGCCCTGGCGAGAGGCGACGGATGCCCCGACGATTACCATGGCCCATCGGGCGGTTGACCGGGACCGGCCCCGCGGGACCGTGCCCGATGAAGTGATCGCCGTCACGGCCGGCGTGGACGTGCATCACGACCTCCTCTATTACGTGGTCCGCGGCTGGAGTTGTGGGCCAGAGCCCGCCAGTTGGCAGATCGCCTACGGGCAGTTGCCGGTAGGGCAGCCTGGCCACGAACTGGACGTGCTCGACGACGTGTTGAGCCGCGATTACAGGGGGTACATCGTGGATTTCGCGATGATTGATGCAGGCTGGAAGCCGGAATGGGTGTACCCCTACTGCCAAACCCATGCAAAAACAGCCCCAAGCAAGGGCGTGTTCGGGGCTCGGCAGACCGCTTTGGTTCGTCCATCGAGCCTGGAGCATGCCAAAGACAAGACCCGCGCGGCTGGTTTGACGCTGTATCTGGTCAATTCCGACCATTTCAAGGGCTACATCCATGAGCACATGCTGATTTCAGCAGGCGATCCCGGTTGCTGGCGTCTCTGCGCCGAAGCGGCCGACGATGAAATCTACATACGACAGATCCTTGCCGAGAGCCGGGTGCCCGTAACGGAGGGCGGGCGGACCCGCAACAAGTGGATCGTCACCGACAAGGCCGCCGGAAACCACTACCTGGATTGTGAAGTCTATGCCGCGGCGGCGGCCTGGTTCCCATTGCGGGTGCATCGGACGAAAAAGCAGGCCCAGGCGCAGGCCACGAGCGAACAGTCGGCCACGGAAACGAGCCGATGGATCGACAAGAGGAGATCGCGGTGGCTTGGATAGACCGGCGGCAACGATGGCTTCCCGGCCCCCAAGAAGAGCCGGAACACCCCCTTGCGCCGCCGCGGGTGCCGACGCCCGCCCCACCAGAGACCTCCCGCAAAGACTACTGTCTGGAATATCACGTCCTGTACTGCCCCGAGTGCAAGGGCGACCACGTTCCATACTACTTCAAGCGCGGGAGAATCCGATACCACGTCTGCAAAGAATGTGGTTGCAGATTCAAGAGCTTGCAAGTCTGACTAGACAATCTTGATAAACCAATCCGCTCCTAGTGGCAGAACATCCCCCTTTTGGAGTGACCAGTTTTTGGGCTCGACGTGTGCGAATGAACGAAGTTGATTCCAATCTATCTTTAGGCCTATCGTTTGCGCCATCGTGTCTAACTTTCTGCGGACCCAGAATAGATACAAATCATCGCGAACATCGAATCCCGCTAAAGGCATCTTCGCAAGGACTGTTCCGGCGACAACCGCTGCAATCCGCTGAAAAAGTGACCGACGAGTGAGCATGTTCATCCTCCAGTGTGGACGATTTAGACTACCATATCGCTAGATTCCATGCAACCCACCCAATTCACCCCACCAAAACACCCATTCATTGACGCCAAGATTCTCCCCTTTTTGCACTAGAACCTAGTGCATTGCCACCTTGTTGACCACAACTACAACGTCATACTTTTTGATGTATGGACGCAACATCTCGACTCACTCAAGCGCAAACGCAACTCGACGCGGTAAACGCGGCGATTACGGCCCGCCTGACGGGGAGTGTTGTCGAATCCTACTCCGTCAATGGCCGCTCCATGCAGTACGCTAAACTGTCCGACCTGAACACACTCAAGCGCGACTTGGAGCGCACTGTTGGCACACTTTCCGGCCTCGGGTCTGTGGAGGTTGAGTTCGGGAGGCCCTCATGAACGGCTTCCATGACGCGCCCAAACCCAAGCCAACCGCCGGGGACCGGCTCGACAACCTCATTGGATTCTTCTCGCCACAACGCGGTGCCCGCCGCAAAGCATGGCGGCAGGCCGGCCGATTGACAACCGCTTTCGGCTACCGCGGGGCCAGTAAGGATCGGCTCCGTAGCGATTGGCTGCCCGGCGGCGGATCGGCTGATGAGGATATCATCAAAGACCTGCCATACCTCCGCGAACGATCGCGGGATCTGGCCCGCAACGACGGGCACGCGGCCAGTGTAGTCTTGGCGCTTACCACCAACACCGTCGGCACTGGGATTAGCCCGCAATCGCGGGTGGACGGCGACGCCCTGGGGCTCTCCGAGGAGCAAACCGCAACCATTCAGGATCAAATTGAGGATGCCTGGGAGCAGTGGACCCCCTTCGCGGATGCCGCGAACCGCTTATATTGGGTGGATCTACTGGAGCAAATCGACCGGCAGATCATCGAAAACGGCGAATCCTTCATCGTGGCCCGCCGACTGGGCGAGGATGAAGAGCCCTGGCGGACGTTTCGGTTCTGCTTGCAAACCGTCGAGTCGGATCGAGTCGATACGCCAGGCGATAAGATTGCCGATCCGACTGTCCGGGCCGGCGTCCAGTTGGGGGATCGCGGGCAACCTGTTGGATATTACATCCGCAAGGCACATCCGGGAGACATTTGGCCGCTCAAACAGGGCAGTGAAATGTTCGATTACTTCCCTGCCCGAGACGAGGAGGGACGCCCGCAGATCTGGCATCTCTACCACCAACAGCGGCCGGGGCAGACCAGGGGTGTACCGTTTTTCGCTCCGGTCCTCAATCTCTTTAAGGATCTCTGCGATTATATGGAGGCCGAGGTTCTTGCCGCTCGCGTGTCGGCCTGCGTGGCCCTGATCGTGAAGCGACACAATGCTTTCGATTCCGCCTTGCAAAGATCGACGGAAGTAACCGGCACGACCAAGCGGAGACAAACGCTTGAGCCGGGCATCATCGAGTACTTGGAGCCTGACGAATCTACCGAAACACTCAATCCGACTCGGCCGAACAACAACTTCGATGCCTTTGTGATTCGCATTCTGCGAACCATTGGTGCGGCCTTGGGGCTGCCCTATGAGTTGACGGTCAAGGACTTCAGCAAGACCAACTACTCCAGCGCGCGGGCCGCATTACTGGAAGCTAGAAAATACTTCCGGACACGTCAATGGCGGCTCGCCCGCCAGTTCTGCCAGCCGGTTTACGAACAGGTGATCGAGGAGGCCTTCCTACTCGGGATGCTTCCCGGAATTCCTGACGCCGCATTCATGGGCGACAGGCGATCGTGGACGCGCGTCCGTTGGGTCATGCCGGGCTGGGATTGGCTGGACCCATTAAAAGAAGTCCAAGCCAGTAAAGAGGCGATGGCCGCCGGACTCAGCACACAGGCTGACGAGAACGCCAGCCGCGGCCTCGATTGGCAGGCGACGAACGAGCAGCAGCAGCGCGAGGCCACCGACCGCAAGAACCGCGGATTGCCCACCATCTGGGAATCGAGCGGAGCGCCAACCACTCCAGCGGAATCGACAACAGATGAAGAGCCGCCGGATGGGGAAAGGCCAGGCGACGAGTCAGGGGACATTGCTGACTCTGAGGAGGCTTCGAGCCGGGCTGAGGCTTATGGAATAGCGGTACGTGCCGGCGCCATAACTCCGCAGTCGGATGATGAGGCAGCGTTCCGCGAATTACTCTCTCTACCTCCAAGAAGCTCGGACGTAGACTCCGCATGGAAAGAGGACGGCGGTGTCCGCCGGCCGATCACTCTCCAACCCCCGACATCGAGCCAGTCCACCCAGCCGGTTCCCAGGCCGCTGCCTGACGAAACACCCCCGACCGACAACGAGGAACCCATGCCATGACGCCGAAACTCGACACACCCTGTACGCGATTCCGGGCAATGCCTGCCACCAGCACGCGGAACCAGGTGGAACGCGAAGGCGGCCGATTCGGGGCCGGCCTGATCCGCGATGTGGCAGTTGTCACGCGCGGAGAGGCCCGGACACACGGACTCTGGCTCGACAGCGAATTCCTCAACAGCGTTACCGAAGAGATCGAGACCAGGCCCTACGGAGTCAAGAGCCGATTCACCCACCCGACGCTATCAGATGATGGCCTTGGAAAGTTTCTCGGCACAATCGAGGGACCAGCCCGCCTCGATGGGGACATGGTACGCGCTGATCTCCACTTGAGTGAGACGGCCCACTCTGCCCCCGATGGGGATCTGGCTGCCTACGTGATGGACATGGCCGAGCGCCATCCCGAGCACTTCGGTATGAGCATCGTGTTCAGCCGCGATACCAAGGCTGAGGAATCCTTCCGAGAGGATAAAGGGGAGCGGAGCCCCGATCCTGACAACAAAAAGAACCTGCGCCATGTGCGGCTAAAGGAATTGTACGCCGGCGACATCGTTGACGATCCTGCCGCCAATCCCGAGGGGCTATTCCATCGCGATCATATCGCCCATGACGCCGAAGCCCTGCTGAGTTTTTCGCTCGGACTGAGCGACACCATTCCCGAATTGACCACGTTAGACGTAGACCCTGGCCGCGTGGCCGGGTTTGTCCAACGATTTCTTGATGGCCATAACCTGACCATCATCACAAAGGAGGCAATTATGCCCACGGAAATCAAACCAGTCGTGCAGGCGGAAACCGCGACCGACCCAGTCGTGCCGGCTTCCAAGCCTGAGTCACCTACCGCCCCGGTCGATCTCGCGGCCAACGAACGGGCTCGCTGTTTGCAGATCGCCAAGCACGCGACCGAGTTCGGTCTTGCATCTCTGGCAGCCGACCTGATTGGCGAGGGTCTCAGCGTCAATGACGCACTCCACCGGCTCAAGGATGCCAAGCTGACCGCACTTTCGCGGTCCGCACCGGCCCCCGGTCCGAGCGGAGAGGAGATGACGGCCCCGAAGAAAGGGAGTCGTGAAGCGGAGATCGTCACCCATCGCGACAAGTACCGGGTGAACCCTGAGTTGGCCAAGATCTGCGAGTCGGAACGCAGTTACGTCAACGGGCAACTCCTGTCCGCCGGCAAGAAACCGCTCACGGACACAGAGGCCGCTGCCGCGCAGCTCGAAGGCTGACCCGCGCGGAGAGTGTGAAAACGAAACGATGATGCCCGCAGGGCTTCTAAGAAAGGAAAACGAAGATGAGTTTGATTCTCATGACGATTGGGCTGCTGATGTTGTTCGGCAGCATCACGAAGGCTTTGTCGGCCAACACCGACGTGGATCGGTATGTTGACCAGGAACTTCGCTCCTACCCGGTAGGGGCGGCCGTGCACATCTACCGAGGCGCCTTGGTCGGCATCGACCCGGCGGGGCACCTCAAGGCGTTTGTGCCGGGTGATCGATTCGTAGGTGTGGCCTACGAGGAAAGCAACAATGCCGCCGGCGCGGCCGCGGCACTCTACTGCCAAGTGTTCACCCTCGGCGATTTCAAGGCCACATTGTCCGGCGTGGTTCTGAAGGACGTGGGTAAGCCGGCCTACGCGACGGCAGACAATAGTGTTGCCCTGACCGGCCACCCCGATGCGTATGTCGGCCGGATTGTGAACTACAACACCACCGACGAATGTGTGCTCCGGCTGAAGTCTCCGGGCGAGATCGCTCCGAACGGGCAGGGAAGTATCGTGCTGGAGTTGACTGGCCACGAGAACTTCGCCGCCACAGGGGCTACCGCCGGGACGACGAGCATCGGCGGATTCGATCTCAAGAGCATTCTCGGCACTGGCTGGGTGTGCAACGATGCCGAGGACGCCGGAATCAAGGGCGACTTCGATGCCACCGCGGAAATCGCGCTTTGCTCGTGTCGGACGCGGAATGACTGCCTGCCGATCGACAAGGGCTTGACGATGGAACTGGAGTTCTGTGCCCCCGATAGCGGCGACTCGAACACCCTGGACATCGATTTCGGGTTCGGCACCGCCCTGACCACCAACAGC